TGCATTTGATTACCTATCTGTGCCAATGCCCTTGATTGGCTACAGACTTAGAGTCTCATGCCTATCTGACAATGTCTAACACATTTATATAACGAAACGGTAACGATTATCTAGGTCGGCCGTAGGATTTTCCAGACACGATGAATGTGCCGTCTTTTTCAATATTGATTAAATCGACTTGAACCTTAGATCCATGGACATACATAATCGCAAAGGCTTGTTGCCAATTGGCTGAACCCTTTGTGTAATGAGCTTGTTTAAAGTCCATGAGATTGCCAACCTCAACACCGTGCAGAACACGCCCTATACGGCCTCCAGAGGCCTCTGAGAAGGCCGATCTGCCTGCTCTGTGAGTATGACCTGAGATGACATTCTTACCATGCCTACGAGCCGCTTCTAGGGCTGATAAGCCCCCCTGTGGCTTGATTGGTGTGTGGTCGCCATGCACAGCAATCCAGTTAGGCGCAATAGGCATAGGGTTTTTATGGAAGGTAATGCCTAGCTCATCAAACTTCATAAACTTCTCAAAGCGTAGCTCTGGCAAAGCCCCGAACGCTGGCACTTTAGCCATGATTACATTGTAAAGGCGGTCTGTGTGGTTGCTACGGATGCAGTCAGTAACGCCTAACTCCCACAACAGATTAACAGCCTCGTTGCGATCATCATCTAAGGTCTGGGCGTAGCTGCCCATGCGACCTTCTTCCCACTTGCTTATCTGGGGTAGGTCGATCTCATCACCGATTGTGACTACTTGATCTGGCTTAAACTTGGTAATGAATGAAGCAAGGTTGCGTGTGGCAACCCTGTCATGGTAGGGGACTTGACAGTCCGACACTACAACGATCCGCTTAATCGTCATCCTCATCGTCATAATCGCCAAACTTCTCGGCTTCTACTGGCTCTGGCAAGATCCAACGAGGATAAGCCATAGGCTCTACTATGATTGCTAAAGATAGTTCTACATCAAAACCAGCTCTACGCAATGCTCGATACATCTCTTGAAGGCCAATAGCCCATACATCTAACGCGCTATAGGTGTCAAGATCTATAACCCTTTTTTTTGCCATGACAAAATTATCGCTCTAGTAAAAGATTATAAATCTCATCGACACGCCCATTGAGTCTTTTAATTTCAGACAAAAGGTGTGTAATGACAAAGCCTGATAGTCCACCAAGGACACCAAGTGTCGCTAAATAAATCTGGAAGAAATTATCTTGCGTCACTTTTTGATTCCCATCGCTGGATCGTTAGCGTTTAGATAGCGAAGCACTGGTGGCAAAATAGATGCAACACCTGCTGCAATGAGAGCTTTAGGATCTGTGACCCCAGCTGCTGCCATTGAGATAACTGCTACCAGGAAGGCTCTAGCCCATGAACCTGCTGCTACTTTTAATTCATTCATTGACTTGCTCCTAACATAGGTACTTGAAAAAAAGCCGAATCATTGTCAGCCTCTTTTGCAAACGAGATATGGCAGTGGTGGTTGTGCTTGTTTGAACCTTCGTATGGTCGCCACTCCCAAGACTTTTTGTCTGAGGCGATACGACCATCAAAGATAATGTAGGTAATGCGTCTTTCTTTTTTAGACTTGCATAAGAGACGAATCTGATCTGCAAGATCTGGCATGAGGTCGGGCTTAGCCCTACCACTGAGATCACGATCGATGTCGATGGCACGAACCCAGCCATTAGCATCGGGATTATGATCGCTAGGGCGAGCCTGATGTCGAGTATCACCGATCCAGCCATCCGATGTGCGGTCACGACTTGGATAGGTGTCATCGCATTGTTCTCGTAACTGAACTGCTGCTTTAGACAATCTTGGGTTCATCAACGACCTCAAAAACATCACTTGCTCGATTGTATTTCATTCCAATCGCAGCAAATTGACCACGAAAGTTTGCATTAAAAGAAGTTTGTATCCATGTGCCGCCAAAATGGGCAACACAAAAATCAATTCCTTTATCTTCACTTTCAATACCATCAACAACTAATTCGTTGTTATGCACAACAATTACGCGTTGCACAATGTCATTTTCATTTAACTCAGCAAAATGCGCCATTAGAAAGTCACGCTCCCGCTTCCAGTCCATGTGTAATAACGATAACCACCTGAAATGGTTATTGCTGGAGAACCAGTTGTTGAAATAGCTGCTGGGTAAGTGTCTGCATAACGGATAATTACAATACCTGAAGCACCTGGATAATAAGAAGCGTTTGTGCTTCCGCCACCACCACCACCAGTGTTTGCTGTTGCCGCAGAAGTTTTTGTTCCGCCGCCATGACTAGCTGTGCCCGATGAACCTGAACCAGAACCACCACCGCCACCAGCGTAATAACCACTTACACCTGTTGAAGTTGCAGTTGCCCATGTTGAGTTTGCATTTGAACCAGAACCACCATTGCCACCAGTATTGTTTGCAGCATTACTACCAACAGCACCTGCACCACCACCGCCACCGCCAGCTCGCTGAGATGCAGTTGATGCGCCAAAACCTGCACCACCATTGTTGCCTTGTCCACCAGTACCAGCACCACCAGCAGGATTATTGCCAGCCACTCCACCTGAAGATCCGCCACCACTTCCACCTGCACTGCCAGAATCGGCATTAAGTAAAGCTCCGCCTTTTCCGCCACCAGTCGATGTAATTGAACTAAAAACGCTATCGCTTCCATTTCCACTATAACCACCACCAGCACCAACGGTGACAGTTATTGGTGAACCAGCCGTGACAGATAAACCAGTTGCGGTGCGATAACCACCAGCACCACCGCCGCCCATGTTGAAGTTATAATCGGGTCCACCACTACCACCACCAGCAATAACCAAATACTCAACTGTTGGGGTTGCTGGTGGAACTCCACCACCAAACATTGAACTAATTGTGTTTAACATTATGCAATAGCTCCAACAACATACCAAGTATCAGTTGCCGTTTTAATACAAGCAGCCGTTTTGTATTGAGCTAAAGTAGGAGAAGCAGCAACTGTTCCAGCACTTAGAACTGTAGTAGTTCCAGATGTAACTGCTGAGATTGTGCAAGTGCCAGCACCTTTGTTAAGTACAGTCAAAACAGTACCAACTGGATAAGCAACGGACGCATTAGTAGGAATCTTAAAAGCCACAGCAGTTCCCTTGTTCATAGGAATAAGAGCTTGATACTGATCAGCTAAAACAGCTGTGTAATCGGCTGTTTGATCTGAACCTACTGTAAAGGCTGTCAAGCCGTTCATGTTAGTAGCAGATAGAACCGCTCCTGTGCTAAATGGGAATCCGCTTGCCATAATTGCTCCTTAGTAACTTAAAACGCTAGTGTCTAGAATACCGTATAATGCTGAATCTAAGATGAAACCGTCAATAATCGGTTCAGCTGTGCCGTAGCGCACTTTCCACGAATTAGGTGTGATTGAGTGGGCAACATTAAAGACCTGCACTGTTTTGGATAAGGTAGTGCTATTGGGCTGGGTTGTCGTAATACTGACTGGAGTAAAAAAGTCCATTGTCAAAGCTGCGATTGTGCCAGCGGTGTAATTATTCTGCTGAAGATCGAGGGTGAGTTCATCCACCCGAACAGTCGTGTCCTTGCGAGATGCAATAAATGCGTTGGCATAATCTAAAGCCTCTGCATCTGTTTGCATGAGCAAGCCCGATTGATTATAGCTGTGAGTAAAAAACTTAGCGATAGAGGTTGAGTCTGAGGCAGTCTGGACCGATCCACCTTGTCTAGTAATAGTGGCTAAGTTATAGATCTGAGTATCATCAAAGACCCACTTGACATCGAAGTAGCCAATGGCCGTGCCATCGTCCTTAAACACTACTGGAGTGCCAGCAACAGATGATACTGTGAGGTTACGATCTTGGAAGGCAACGCGGCCTTGAGTATCCATGTATAGCGCGCCGTACTCGGTCGTAGAAACTGTCTGTAAAGCCGCCAAAGCCGTTCTCTGAGTCGATGGATCGGCTTGACAGGTAGTTAGTCCAGTATCTATGTCACGCAGTGTAGAAGGCCATTGAATAGTGTCTAGGATTTTCCCTATACGAGTACCTGTGGTCTCACCTGCAACTGCGCCAGTAACTCCGAAGAACTGAGCGTTCTGGAATAAACGGAAGCCATCTACAGCTGTAACTGTGGTGTACACAATGTCGCCATCGAACTTAGGAGTATTGGTGTTATAGCCAGTGATGTAGCCAGAAAAGATAGGGTAATTAGTTCCCGAGTAGGTCGCGCTAATCGTGATCTTACGCATTGGGTTTAAGTAGTTGTAATAAGGCGATGCTGAATTCTGTGGGTTGAAATTACCATTTTGATCCAAGATACGGACCGAGGCTGTACCAGTCTGAAATTGCTCAGATGAGATGTTACGGCCTCGATTAGTCTGGATGCTATCTAAGAGATTAGATACATCGACAACAAGGCTTTTAGGAGAATCTGAAAGAACATCTGGCCCGCCAAGAAGCGACTCATCTAAAATAAACGGATAGCCAAAACTTGCTCCTGTAGAGAAGTCAATGGTTACGTTAAGGGTAGGTCTGGTCACAATGCCCCAGCTTGAGTAAGAGAACTTCCCTGTCGGTTAATCTTAATGATTGCATCTTGAACAAGGTTAGTAAGTTCATCTGGGTTTGCTACAGTATTTGCATAAACATTAACAGTGTAATTGTATTCTTTACTATTAGGACTAAGACCTGAAATCATTCCTGTATTCGGTGTGAATTCTTTGAGGTTAGGTTGTATCACACTGACTATTCCACCAAGAGCTGCAACATTGGCGTTAGTTTCAGCAATCGTAGTTGCTGGAATCAGTCCCGCTGTACTTGGTGCTGCCTTTGCTGGTGTTGTCTTTGATCCAGTAGAAGCAAGGTTAATAAGACCCAATAAGCGCAAGGCTTCATTAAGGTTATCTAAGTTAATTAAATCTTTTGGCTTTAGGCTTTCAAGGATAGATTTAATGTCTAGCAGTTTGATGCTTTGACCTTGAAGCGCACCAAGAATCTTCATGTCTTCGTTAAGTTTCATTGTTGCTGCTTCAATAGCCTTTTGATCACCTGAAGCGATGGCATCTTCGAGAGCAAGGATGTCTTGCTTGACTTTTAGGCGAGCAGTGTCATTGGCAATCTGTAGAATCTGTGAAGATGTAGTTGCCTTGCCTAATTGCTCAGCTTGATTTGTAAGAGCTGCTGCAATCTGGATCTTGTCCATGTTAAAAATGTCCTCACCTTTACCAAGAGCGAGGTTAGCCTTGTCAATAGCTATTTGTAATTGTTTAGCCTTAAGTGTTGCTAATTCTGATGCAGTTAATTTCTTAGCATTATTTACGATCTTTGATGTCACCTTAAATTGTGACTGTAAATCTAGTAAATGCTGATTATCTGTGGACTTCTGGATTTCTGCTTGCTTGCCTGCCTTGCGTAATAATTCCAAATAAGATCCGACAATAGGGATCATTCCTACATTGAGGTTACCGAATACCTGACCGATAATTGGAGTGTTCTTTAGTTTGTCACCAAGTACGCCAATTCCACGAATAACATCTGCAAGATAGGTTGCTGTATCTTCCATGTCTTTAGCAAGATCGCTAATAGATGTGTCTTTGCCGAGATTTGTTAATGCGTCAATTAAGCCTGTTCCAATAATTTCTTTCACATTGGCAGAAGCAACGCCAAGTTTGTCGATAGAGCCTTGAAAGGTATTGGCTGCCGCTGTTGCTGATCCTGCAAAAGTTGTACTTAATTGAGCAACAATGTCATCAAATTTACCTGCTTTAAGATCTGCCTTTGAAATTCCAACGCCAAGTTTCGACAGGGCAGTATTGTTGCCAAGATAAGCCTTGCTAAGCGCGGCAGTTACAGTACCAAGATCTTTGCCAGTTGAGGCAGAAATGTCTAAAGATAGATTGAGAAGTTTTTGTGCTTCTGATGTGTCGCGAGTTGCTACGGCTAAAGTCTGATAGGCAGGGCGTAACTTGTCATCAACAATGCCAAACTCGCTCTGAAGTCTCTGTATGTAAGCTTCAGAACTGGCAGCATCTCTTCCAAGCCCAACATTGTTAAGGGCTAAGGCAAGTTGTTGTTGTGCTTTCTGATCAGCTGCTGCCGCTTTAATTGAAGCCTTGCCAAAAGCCAAAATCTGCTGAGATCCATAAGCAACACCTAAAGTCTTAGCAAGTTTCTTAACATTCTTAATAAGATTATCAGTAGAGTTTTCTGCTTGCTTAAATGCTTTATTTCCTGTGAACTCCGCTGCAATGTCGATGACTATGTTAGACATAAATTAGACCTTTGCTCTAGCGTTAAGTTTATCTCCAGCAGTTTTAATTGCTTTGAGTACAGATTCTCTTGCTTTGCCTTGATTTTCCTCATAGGCGCGATACAAAGCGCGACCTTCCATCTTCGCATCACCCTTCATGCGAGATCCGTACTTAGCATCTTGATTCTGGACAAAGCGGCTATTGGGTGTCTTGCGACCCATAGTTTCGTAAATTGCTCCAGCTGCAGTCTTGTTAAAAACGCGAGCGAGAGATCTAAAGCCCCTGCGGTTAGGTTTAGAAGGTGTTGTTTTATAGCCAATTCCAGACTTAGCCAATCGAGCTGTATAAGTTGGAAATCTACTCATTGAGTTAGGACGAGCAAGCCATCCACTTAGTATCTGTGTATCGTCTGGCAGATAACCTCTGGCGTCCTTGACAATGGGCTTTAACGCCCCAGCAATCTCTTTAGGTAATTCTTTACTAAGATCAGGAGCGAAGGTGCGCAAAGCCTTGCGGAGATTAACGCCGCCTTTTACTGTTGCTGGCATCTTTGATCTCCTTTGCTTCATCTTTAAGCCCCTGCACTAATGCATCGAGCATGTGTTTGTCTAACTCTAATAATTGTTGTGGCGCGATCCCTAACCTTATGCTTAGCCTAGCAATGAGGTAGGTGAACGGGAGATCGCGCTTTAAGACAAAGGGTCTGAGTCTAGAACCTCAACACTCTTAAGTGTCTCGATAAACTCAAGCCCAAAAGGCTTAACAGATTCACCTGATCTGCGAGTGACTTCCCATGCCAACCAATAAACATCGGTCTGCTTTTCTTCATCGCGAAAAGCCTTGTGGAAACCCTTTTTAGCATACATCTCAAATGCGTATTCCACCGCTGGGGTAATTTCGCCTTCTAGTACGCTTCCATCTTGTCGAACGATCTTTAGTTTTGCCATGATTAGCCCCTTAGTTTAGTTTTTTAGAATGTGCCTGTTGTAGCAACAGCAACAGTTGAGTTACAGTTCCATGTTACTGACTGAGTACCTAGATCGCCAACTGCTCCGTTGATGTCGGTTAGGTTATTGACTAGAACTGAGAATGTGTAAAGAGGGTTAGTAGCAGATACTGCTGTTCCCTTTTCCTGTAGTAGGACCACAGTTACTGTTGTGCCGTATGCAGCTTGTAATGTTGCCAATACATTTGCAGCAGCAGTGTCATTTAAGAAGTCGATTGTGACTGAAGCAGCCTCAAGACCCTTCACAAACTTATGTGCTGTGTCACCCATTGCGGTTACTTCGAGTTCATCGAATGTGCGGTTAAGTGTTACAGATGTTACATGGTCAGAAAGATCAACAGAATTGACCTTGATGCCGACCTTATTGTTTAGAAATACAGCCATTTAGGTTATTCCTCGTCTTTCTTTGTAGGTGCTGGCTTTGGTGCTGGTGTGCTAACTTGCCCGATTTTCTTCAGGAAGTCTGCGTTTTCTTGTTCCCACTCGGACATTTTAACTCCAACTCGTAAGGATTGATACGGACATCTCGCAGCTAAGCAAGTCTCCACTTGCCGCATTGAGAACACTAGGTGCGCTGATCGCGCTTACATTATAGGTTAAGCCACTGTTATAAAGCTTGTTAAACACTCCAACTACTGTATCTTCAATGCCGTTTAGGTTTCCCTCATTGTCAAATAAAGGTACAGTCATAATGATCTTAAAGTTAGCAGTAGGACTAATAGTGATGTGCTGGTTATTGTTAGGTGAAATATAAGGATCATCTGGAGACACGATTACGCTGTTTGCTAAAACTGTGGCAGGTGGAAAGGCAAAAGTTTGCCACTTAGCATTATCGACTAATGCAGTCGCTAAAGTGGTACGGAGTGTTGTGATGGCAACTGTCATTAGCCAACCATCGAGTTAGGGCTTAGCGCGTGAGCGATCAAACCTCGCACCTTAGCGAGGAGCTGCGCGCTCATTCGGTAAGGGCTTGGCTGGAAATCGACAAGATTACTGCCCGAAAGGGTTGCAGTACGAGCTTGCCAGATCTCAACAGATATCATGAGAGCCGCATTTTGGACTGCTGCGTCAGCAGTCCAATCTGTTGTAGTGCTGCCAGTAACTGACCCATAAGGTTCAACAGCATTTTTAACTTCTGCTGTAGGTGATCCAGTTACGGCATAAGTGATGGAATAATCTCCTACTTCAGTTAATGTTTTTGATCCATTGTGCTTAGATCCATTGTTGCCAACCACAACTGTTTGGCCAACATAAAAAATGTCTGAAACTAATTCCTCAAAATATAAAGTGCCCGTTGTTGTTGTATTGCTATGAGCAATGTTGTAATGAACGTTACCCCATAGCATTGGGAGTAGGACTGCATCCGTAGCATCACAGACTTCTTGAAGAACGCTGTCAGTATACAAGCTGCCGACACCGAGGGTGGAGCGTAGCTCTGCAACTGTTGTTAATGACATTCTGATCCTTTCTAAAGACTCTGAGGGGTAGAGGGCTACTACCCCTCAGAGCGACTTAGTTGCTAACTGATTAAGTTAGGTTGAAACGACGAACGCCGCCGCCTACCTTTGGAGCGATTGCATAGTAACCATAAACTGCTACCTGCAAACGGCCATTCGATAATGCTTGGACGTTTAGTGTTGTCTTTGGTGCCTCATAGAATGTGAAAGCTTCTGGAGCAACGATGAACGCTGAATCATCGATCAATGTTGTAACTGACATGTGTGGATCTACAAATGTATTGAGTCCTAGTACGTCACCAACGATTGACTGACCTGAGATGTTTCCTGGGTTGTTCTGTGGATTTGAAGCCATGAACAATGGACGGTTTGTTGTGTCATCTGCCGCCATGATTGTCTCCCACCATGCTGTGTTGATAACAAGGTTGCGAGCGAACTTTCCTGCTGCTGCGTAAGCTGCTGGAACTTCCTTTGAGATGTAAGCCTTTAGGCCTGCAATTGTTGCAGCCTGTGTAGAAGCCTGTGTACCTGATGCAACAAAAGCTGCTGTTGTAGCCTGATCTGTTGCCTTTGCGTATGCGTAGTTGAGTTCCTTGATTAGTTCATCGTAGAACGCAGGTGATGAGCGATCTAGAAGTTCCCAAGAAATTGTCTGAAGACCAGCTGCCTTCTTAACATTTACTGTGATGTAAGAAGAAGCCATTTCAGTTCCACCAAGAGCTTCGCCCTCTGTTGAATCTGAATCGATCGTTGGTGCTGTTGAAAGCTTAGGAATTGTGAATGACATTCCTGATGCTGGTAGAACACCCTTTGAAATTGCGTCCACTGCTGGGCGTCCGTCAATAGATGTTGTCACAAACTCGTTCATGTGTTGTGGAAGAGTTAGACCTGTGTTTGTTGATGTGTCATCTGTAGCAAGAACGAGCTGACGAGCTGCGTCATCTCCCATTGCTGCCTTGATGTTCGCCTCTAGATACTCACCTGATGTAAGTGGCTTTAGGCGAGGACGGATGTTAGTAACAGCAACAGTTGGGCGAGCAGCTTCAACAGCCGATGCCTCAACTTCTGGTGCTGCAACTGTCTCTGGAGTTGTGTCCAAGACTGTCTCGCTTTCTGTTTGTTGGATTTCTTCTACTGCTTCTGGAGTTTCCTCAGCAGCAACATCGAGAACCTGAGCAGACTTAAAGGCTGGCTCGGTTACCAATGAAACTTCGTAAAGACGAGCTGCGGATACATGCATCACGCCAGCCTTTGTCTTTGCCTTGATTACTTCAACGCCTACTGAAAGACCTGATTGCAGACCTTCTTCAGCGAGGATCAACGCTTCTGTTCCACGATTAGATCGTGAAATCTTGAATGAAGCGTAAATGCCATTCTCATCCATTGTAAAAGATGATGCTTTGCCTAGTGGCTGCTTCATGTCATGTTGGTTGAGTAACTTGATTGTCTTTGGATCTTCTGGCAACTGAATCGAGTTAGCCTCGAATACGACGCGTCCTGCTGAAGTTGAACCGATCTCGCCTGTGCCAGTTGGCACGATCTTGCCTGAGATTGTTCGATCTTCAACGCTGGCTGTTAGATCAGCTGAGAAGGTAAGGATCTGATTTGTCATGCCATACCATTGCTTCCGTTAGGTGTTACGTCTGTCATTTCCATAGCTTGTTCTACAGTGATGAGACCAAGTGATAGCATCTTTTCAATTACTAGAAGTTCATCCATTGGGTTTGCGCGCAGGAATGACTTATCTAGATCAAAGCGAACTTCATTGCCATTGGCTGTTACATCGTTCATTGAAAGACGATCTTGAATAGCAGTAGTGAAAGGCTGCAAAGTAAGTGAAACGAACTGCTTACGAGAATCAAGCAAGTTGCTATAAGTCATTGAATTGTTAGCATCTGCTGAAAGATAAAAGGCATCGACATTGCAAAGACGCGCAATCTGTGTTGCATAATCTTGCTTTGCCTCGTTGTACATCATGTCTTTAGGTGTAAAGGATGTTGGAGAGTATTCCAAAGTAGAAGTCAAGTATGCAGTTGAACGATTCTGACGAGCAGACTTCCAAGCTGCTAAAAGTCCTTGAACTTCTTTGGGATCTAAATCTGCGCCTGTGTTTTTGATGTATCCAGAAGGCATTGGAGTTGCTGCTGCTAAAGTAGAAGCGATCTCTAAGTCAAGTGCGCCACGCAATACGCGGGCTCCAGTTGTGAGGATTCCATCATTGAGTGACTGGAATGTTACGACATCATCGTTGGAATGAAATACTCCGTCAATTTCATAGCCAGCAATGTAATAGTTGTTAAAGCCTTCGTATTGCGGAGTAACTCTTGAGTTTGGGATCCACTCGAAAGAAGCAGGTCTGCCATCTTCAGAATAACGAGAAGTAATCTTCCATAGAGCCCAGCCGTAAAATAGCAATGAATCAACCGTGTAAGCGATGGTTACTGCGCGAGGTTGATTAGATGCTGGCTGATCCATCCAGACTGGCTTGCCTAATTTTTCTCCAGTTGATTTGCGATAAAGCTCTAAAGGCATTGCAGCAATAGTTGCAGTGATTAGGTTACGAGCGCGAACGACTGAAGGGATCTCTAGAGCTGCTGCTCTGTCAATCATTGGTGACATTATGTAACTGTAGTTGCTAGTCAAAACTTGAGGGGCGTATTGCGCCAACAGATCACTCTTAGAGGTGTTTGATTCTTTACGCGTAAATAGACCCATAGTCATAAAGTGTAGCATTTGTCAAGCAATTAGACAATGTGCTAGGGCGTGTCTAAGTATAAATCTGCGGCTTAGGTTGAGGAATCATCAACTTACTGACAACCATTGCCAAGCCAATAGGTGCTGAAATGTCTCCAGCACTCTTTCGCTTAATAATACGCCAAGCAGAATCGTTGACCTTAGCTGCACAATTATTCATCTGCTGGATCAATTCTGCCTGTCCATTGTGAACTACACGAGCATTGACCAGACCTTCCAACAAATCGCCACAGGCTTTGTAAAACTGCTGGCCTGAAACATCCTCAACCATAACTCCAGCATTACTCAATCTATCGGCAATTGTCTGGGTTGCGTATTTGTCGAAGCAAACAAGGCGCGGTTTATAAATGTCGCACCAACCTTTAATCGATGCCGCCATCTTAAGTTCATCAATGGCGACCTGAGAGCTGTAAGTCTCCAAGATCCCGATGCCAATCCTCCCATCTGGGAGAAGTTGTCCTGCGACCAATGATCCATTCCTGCGTGAAGGACTGACATCGAAACCGAATACAGTATAAGCCCCAGCAGACATTTCTAGCGTGCTATCAGATGTATCTTCCAATATGCCGTGAGGCCAAGGACTACTTAATGAGTCGATCCACTGACAAAGCGTTTCAGTGCGTGTATTTTCAATAGGAGATGTTGCAATCGCTTCTTCAATCGCATCCTCCGTGATTGTGTACCCCAATGAGGGGTTAGCCATAGCCCATGCATTCCGGTCGTTTATCTTGCAGTATTGCGGAGCTGAGTATTCATAGAATCCGAATGACTTGGGAGGGTAATCGATGGCTCGTTCTCTGAGATCGTTGAGGACAGTGCTGAAAGCGTCTCCTGCATTAGAGGTGAGAAGCGTTTGACTATTTGGGTGAGCTCTAGTTGTAGGAGTAGCAGCTCTAAATCCATCTTCTGTGATTTCTCGTAACTCATCGATGTAGAGGAGCCCATTAACCGAGCGACCTCGTGAACCGTCTCTAGTTGCTGCAACAACATCAAGCCTTGCTCCAGAGTGCATTTCAATTGACTCAGTGCCATTTGCATGTCTGATTTGTTTGACGAATCCTTTAAGGTGGTCATTTGTCTCCAATAAGTGAGTGATCTGTCTAAAAGTGTCTAAAGCCATGCTTCTGTTAGATGACATGATTAAGACATCTGTATTCCATTTGATTAAGTGTGCCAGTATGAGCATACGCGCTAAATGCGTCTTGCCGTTCTGACGAGCTACAAGAATCAGGTTTGTCTTGCGAATCCAGTTGCCCTTTTTGTCTGTGGTTAACATATCTTTCAGCACAAACTCTTGCCAAGGCATTAAAGGTATTTTTACGATGTCACAGAGATCCTTCACATCTTGCAGCTTGTTTTTGCCTTTAAGAAGTGGACTGTGAAGCCTTGGTTTCGTTGCCCCTCGTAGGGCTTTGGACTTTCTGGGCTTAATCGTCATTGATCTGGATCGGGTCGGGTTTTAAACGGACTGTCCAGCATCGTCTCGGACTGCATCGGGGAGATATAGTCAGAAAAGACAGGGGGGGTAGCCGTCCGTGCTAAAAAAACCCCTTCATTGAGCGCACCCTTGCGAAGATTGCAGCTCTTGCACAATACCCTGAGATTATCAAGGCTGTGATCACCACCGGACTTGCGTGGGATGATGTGATCGATGTGCATCTCACCTTCATCTGTGCCACACAATTGACAAGCTCTACCATCACGCATAAACACACGCTCTCGCTGCTCGCGATAACGCCTGCTGTTAAGGTTATCTAATGCCATCCGTACTTACTCCAATGCGCCAATGCAACGCATGGCTCACCATACCTAGCACCTATGTAATTGAGTCCCCATACTACCTGAGTCCAACCATCTTGGTCTTTAAGCCATTCGCTATTACCTTGAGGAATACCATAATGACTACCATTCTTAGATAATGGATTCCAATTAGATTCATGATTATAAAGCTCTACTAAACAGTTGTATTGCTTATAGTTAAAGTCTAATAAGTAAAGAGAATAAGTCTTATAATCAACATACTGTTTAGCATTTGTAGATCCTGCATGCGGCATAAAGCATAGAGCTATCCCAATACCTGCAAGCACCCCCCGAGCGATCCGCCTCAGCGGCTCGGGGTGAGCCTTTGAGAGGCTCTGCCCTGTCAGGGTACCATCGTTGTCAAATCCATTTGTAAAAGTGCTGGTCAGAGCGGTGTTTCGTTTCATAATGTCTCCTTATAGTTACCCTGTGGATAACTTCTGTGGATAACTATTTATCCGTTTTATAGAAGCCCTTGCCCTTGAAGTGAATCGCAAAAGAGCTAAATCCTTTGACCATCGGTGCATTGCAGTAAGGACATGGAATCACTGGTCTATCGTTGAATCCATGATTGACTTCCTGACTAAGATTGCAGGTTGCACATCGGTAGTCGTAGGCTGGCATGTTAAGCATCTCCTGATCATGTAAGACCCACATCCAGAACAACGCTCGATGTCTGCCTCTGTGGGTTGAATGTCGATGTGAGCGTATTTGATTTTTAATAATTCAAGCAAGTCCTCGAAACGGATGATGGCGGCATACTCACGCACATCTTCACCTTGTCCGTTAAGTCTCAGAACTGCAAAGCCTAATTCCCCCGAAGTGACTGTGCGAGCTTTAATCTGAGCGAGAACTGCTTTAGGCTGGAACCCAGCACGAGCCTTGACCTCACAGTCAAATGGCACATTCTGAATGTCCTTGCCTTTTCCACGACCAACGGATGCGAACTCCCAGACAGATGATAGGTAATCTGCCACTAGTCGCTCGGTCGCGAAACCTCGATGCTTTCGATGCTGACTAGCCATTAACAGCTTTGCATTTAGCACACTGCCAAGTGACAACACCATTGACCGCTTCAGAGCTTAGGTTCTCTAAATCTCTAATCTGAACTGGCTCATTGCATAACTGACATAGTACGAACGCCGACATAAGGTCGATCCATTCTCCATTGACCTTAATTCCTATGTGACCCATTATGCCCACGCTTTCTGAGGTACGAACTTTCCATTGGTACCAAGTTGGTACCATTTCGTAGGACATCGGTGAGCTGATGAAACTGCTGAGTTGCAGAAATAACCACCCCATGCCTTGCCATTCTTTTCACCCTCACGCCATTGCATGTGTCCATGTTCGCATGATGGAGACTCAACTGCTTCTGGTGTTCGCATTACAACTGCGATGTTTTCCATAGCCTTTTCAAGCGTTACTGGCGCATCTACTACCTTCATGTATTCATTGACAGGTGTAGTCCAATAATCTTGCTCTGCTGGCTCAGCATCAGCAGCTTTGATCGCTTGTACAAGATCTTGTACAACTGGCTTAGCAACGCGTTGCGTTACTACCTTGCTCATCTCTTCACGGCTTGGTCTTTTTCCTTTAGGAGCATAACCTGCATTTGCAAGTGCTCTGCCGATTGCCGAAGTCTCACAATTCTCCAGTGCTGAAGTCTGATTGACGCCTCTAGCAGAAACCGTCTCCTCAGCGTACCCTGTCG